GCAGGCGCACCGTCCCACTTGACTGTTACATTTAACTTAGAACCTTGTCCACCTTTAAACATGTCTCTTAATGATTGTAGAAACTCTATAGCTCCACGACCACCAGCTACACCGAAGTTTAGAATTTCATCTTCAAGATGTTCTAAATGCAGATTCTTGCCTGCTGCTTCTGATAAAAATTCCATTATCTTACTTTAAACTTCACAACATTATTAAACTTAACACTAACATCACCATCAAAATCTTGTAATATATCGCCCATAGAATAATTATTAATCAGGTCTTTAATTTTGACAGCGAATGCTTGTATCATCTTTTTAAAATTATCCCATAATGATTTCAATTTATCTTTTAACCAATTCCAAACTTTAGATACTATACCCTTAAAATCAAACTCTGAGATTAAACCTTCATTTAATTGATTACCTACTTGATTAATTTCTTCTTGTGCTTTTTGTACAAACTTACCTTGATCATCTAATAATTGATTAGTTGATATTCTAAGTGTTTGGAATATACTATAACCAACCTTACCTTTTGGGTTTGTCGGTGTCTTTGCCCCGACAGCCTTTTTACTATTACTTTTAAATCCTGCACTAACCTTCATTGAGTTAGCTGAATGACTAACAACAGAACCGTCAATTTTCTTAAACATTAGTCTATCCATTTTATAATCCCATACTAGCATGTGAGTAGCTTCACCTGTTGTATCTCCAGGACTATTATTTTGTTTAACGGTTTTAGCACTAAACTTTTCTGCTCCAGTCATAGCTTCTTTTGCAAACTCATATGCTACTTTCGGATGCTTGAATGCATCAGTAAAAGCTTTGTTTACTTCATCTTGTAATTGTTTCTGTTGTTGTACAACTTTTTGTGCCTCAGCATTACCTGTCTCTATAGCTTTTTCGGGTGATAATTTTCTTAAATTAGCAGTAGTCATTTCTGCACCAACAGAAGTTGTTTCTACAAATTTATCTGTTGCAGCTAAAAGTGATGCTCTTAATGCATCACCACTACCTGAGGCCTCAGCAGCTGATAGAATTGTAGCTCTTACTTCAGGTTTCTTACCAGACATTAACTGTGCGACTGGTCCTTTAACTGAAGCTTGTTTACCTGCTATCATAACATCTGTCTTTGAAACATCAGAAGATTTTGCGGTTTCTCTATTCCAAAAAGATGATGTAGTTTTGTTTGATTGACCAGCACCCGCGTCTGATTTTCCACTACCAAATGTTTTCTTACATATTTGAGAAAAGTTATATAAAATCTGTGATTGTTCTTCTGGTGTCTTACCAGCAGTAGCCCAAGGTTTGCCTGCAGCCTTCAGAAAAGATTTAATGATAGGTTCTTTCATTATTGTATCTTTAAATTTCTTTTCTGGTAATGATGAATAGTTGTGACATTTTACTATCACACCTTCAAAATCTGTCGATGCTTTAGATGAGGCTTCATTAATCATATCATTCTCCTTTAATTTTGACATAATTGATTCTAACTTTAATTCTGGTTCTTGTCCAGTACTTGTCTTCGATAGACGATAAAATTCATCACCCAACTCTATTCCGAATGCTGTGTCTGAAGGATAATGCGCTCCTGCTATTTGTCTACTCTCACCAATTCTCTTACCGATTTTCAATACATTTCTTCTGTGTTCTAGTGGTAGTTCATCAGCAACCAATAGAGACACTAAGTGACCTTGTGTTGCATGTCCTGAAGGATATGAAGGTGTCTTAGATGTTTTTAGAGGAAAGAATGTCATTGATAGACCTAACTTATTAGCTAATACTGAAGGTCTTGGTCTATTATAGAATCCTTTTAATGCTAGAAGAATAGGCTGTGTTTGTTCCATTAGTGATTTAATTCGTGTGAAGTCTACTTCGATTCCGTATGTTTCAGCGTAATCTTTAAATGGTTTAAGTACTTTTGTGTCGTACATAATCATTTCTTCTTCCCATTCAGTTCGGAACTGACCTAAGGACATTAATGTTTTTAATTCATTGAATGTTTGATTAGACGAATTTTTAGGAAATGGATATCCTTGCCATTGCTCGAACGCAATGTCTTCATATGCTGAGTAGTCACCTTTTAATTGTTCTAATCGTTTAGCATCTAATTTAATAGGGTGCTTAAGCTTGTCTATTATATCGGGATTAGTGTGTTTTTCAGTTAATTGAATGAAAGTCTTCATGAATAGTATTTATGCTAATACTATTTTTGAATTCTGTGCTTACTAAGAAAGATTTCTATATCAGATATTGCATCCGATAGTTCTTTAACCAGTTCTTCTGATTTATTTGTGTCTCGTTTTAACTCAATGAGTTGTTTTTTCAATTCAACTTTGTGATTGAGTAGTTCGACTAGGGACTTACTTTTAATAGTCCCACTTGTTTTATCTGATAAGGTCATTTAACTTATTTATAGTATCTTCTGCAGAGGTGTGTAGAATACCTATCCCACCAGCTGCGATCCAACAATCTATGTTTTTATCTCTATCGTCAATCAGTACGGCTTTCTTATGAGCAAATGCTGCTTTCTGACTACCTTTGAATGTAGGAATTATAGTCCAATACGGATTAATGTGTTCTTTTACCCATTCAATTTTGTCTCTGACAACAATTTCTCTATTAACAGTACCTGCTGCAGTTAAGATTTCGGTATGAATACCTGAGTTCAAACACCAATCAGTCAACATCCATGCATCTGGTAGAGGATTCATCTGTCTAAACATGTGTTTAGCTGTCAATTCTCTCTTATGATCATCATAAACACTATGACCAGCATCATCATTCCACACTTTTTTACCTAACATTAAGGCAATCTGTGATTCAAAATCAGCTAGAACTCCGTCCATATCTAAAAATATTTGTCTTACTTTATTATTTTCCATACTGTTAGTATAACAAAAGTGTACCCGCGGTGTCAATATTTAAATTGTTCTTGTTTTTCAGAAGATACTCTTTTACCTGTAGCTGTGTTGTCCATGACTGGTCCGATATCTACTAGTTCATCTTGAGCTGATTGTTCACAATCGTATAGTCTCATTTTCGATCTATCAATACCTAATACGAATCTCTTATGATAACTTGGATCATTGTATCTATTCTTTAACTGTTTAACCATTACCTGGTCTAGTTCTTCCATGTCTTCTGTAGATATCAAAGCAAACATAAAGTCTGCTGTTGCTGGTAATCCAAATGATTCAGAAGTATCTTCCAATCCTACATCAGTAGAAGTGAATCCTGTTCTGTTAGTCTGTGTTGCCGACATAATCGGAGCATCAAATTCTACTGCTAAACCTCTGAGTTCTTCTGCAATACTTTTAATGTAAGTATATGTGTTGACATTACTACCTGGTCTTACTCTAAATGAACTACAGATATTAAGATAATCAATGAAGATAATCTCTGGTTTGAAGTCTCTCTTTAAATCTAGTTCTTGTAATAAATGTCGAATGTGTCCACTATGAGCTGTTGCTGTTGGATATTCTTTGATGATTAATTTACCTTTAGTCTTCTCTCTGACTCTTGTAATCTTCTTTTCGAACATCATCTTTGGTAAGTCATTCATTGTATTCAATGATACATCAAGTAGATTTGCATCAATCCTTTCAGCAATCTTTTCTTCAGCCATTTCCATTGTAATGTACAATACATTTTTACCTTGAAGTAATGAAGCTGATGCCATGTGACACATAAACAATGATTTACCAACACCAGTACCTGCCATACAGATATTCAATGTCTTGTTTGGAAGTCCACCTTTAGTAATCTTATTCATCAAGTCTAAGTCAAATGGTACTCGTTCTTCTTCTCTATGCATGAACTCATATCTTGGATCCCAATCTTCCAAGAAGTCATGACCAATATTACTATCAAAAGATACTGATAATGCTTCTCTTAGAATGTCTGGAATTTGTCCTGACTGTCCGTCTTTGTCTTGAATGATTGCGATAGAACTCATTACACCATTGTATACTGCTCTATCTTTACACCACTTCTCTGTAGATTCAACTAACCATTCGTCAGGTGTTTTACTATCATCCAACTTGATATCTTTGATAAGATTCAATGTATCGGATATTAGTTGTTGATCTACACCTTCCATCTCATCAATATCAATGATGAGAGCTTCAGTAGTTGGTGGTGATTGATACTTTAAAAAGTAATCTCTAACTTGTTTGAAAAGAAATTCTTCATCTCTCTCCTGAAAGAAATCACTCTTAATGTAAGGTAATGTCTTTCTTACGAATGCATCATTCGTTATCAGATTCTTCAGTATCGTCTGTTCTAGTCGTGTTGCCATATAAAAATTCTTTTTGTGCTGCTTCGTTAAGTTGGTCTAGTACTTCTGGTGTGAAATACTTCTCTGGATTGTTGTTAATAGTTTTACCGAATTGTGTTGTTCCGTCTGGAAGTTCAACTCTAGTAGATGATTGTTTAAAGACTCCGTACTTGATAGCCAAGTCTAGTAGTCCATAGTATCTGTCAAGTCCACTCTCGTAAGACAACATTACATCAACCATTTTGTTTTCAATAGTAAGTCTTGATTTCTCATTCTTACAATGAACAATGTTACCGATAACATCTTTTCCGTCTTTCTCTTTCTTCTTAGATAAGAAGATAATTGATGAAGCAGCATATTTTAATCCTGAACCTCCACCCATAACTTTCTTAGCAAATAAGCCCATTTCATCATAAGTATGATTAGTCACTAGTAACGGAACTCCCGCTCTACCAAGTTTAAGAGTTAGAACTCTGAAAGCACCTTTTACTAATTGCGCTCTAGTCATATCTTTTGTCTCTGCACCTGATGCAGTATCTTCAATCTCTTTAGTTGTTGACAACATACCAAGTGAGTCAAGTACAAAACACATTTTCATGTCTGACTTGTCCTTAATATATTGATCAAGAATTTTAATAGATTGAGTTCTAAACTCTTGAATTGTTGTAACAGGAACAATAACGATTCTTGAAGAATCGATTCCTCGTTGTTCAATCATATCTTTTGTGATTGCACTTTCTGATTCAAAGTAGATAACCGCAGAATCTGGATTATCTTGTAAGAATTGTTTACACATTCCTAGTGCAAAGAATGTTTTACCTGTTGCAGATTCACCAGCTAGTGCTGTGATCTTATTGTTTGGTAATCCATTGTATATTGAACCTGATAAGAGTGCGTTAAAGATGTACGAACCTGTATCAATGTATCCACTGACATCTGCTGCTTGTACTCCGTCTTCTACAATAGAAGCGAACTCATTACCTGTTGTTTTTATTAAGCTTTTCAAATAACTCATTATATATTATCTCCATAATTTATTTATTTATTTCTATGAT